CGAGGAGACCGACAAAACAGGCCTCACTGACGACGATGCGGCGCCCGAAGTCACCGAAAATCCAGTTTCGCGCCCTGGTGATCTGTGGATTCTTGGAAATCACCGGGTGATGTGCGGCGATTCGATCGTGCTGACCGATGTCGAGCGTTTAATGGCTGGCGCAAAGGCCGATCTGGTCTTCACCGACCCGCCGTATAACGTCGATTACACGGGATACACCAAGGAAAAGCTCAAAATCCAGAGCGACAAGATGACGACCGAAGAATTCGTGGACTTCCTTCAAGGTACGTTCGCCTCTTACCGTGTCGTCATCAAGCCGGGTGCCTCGATGTACGTCTGCCATCCGTCCTCGTTCCAGAGGGAGTTTCAAAACGCGATCGAGGCGGCCGGTTTTGCCGTACGCGCGCAGATCATCTGGGCCAAGAACACGTTCGCATGGGGATTCGGGCGCTACAAGTTCCAGCACGAGCCGATCTTCTACTGCCATCTGGATGGCGAGTCCGACGCCTGGTACGGTGACAAGACGCAGTCGACGTTGTGGCAGGAGAAGAAGCCCGCGGCGAATCGGTTACACCCGACAATGAAGCCGGTCGAACTGATCGAGCGGGCGTTGCGCAACTCGTCGAAGGCCGGGGACCTGGTTGTGGACCTGTTCGGCGGCTCGGGATCGACGATGATCGCCTGCGAGAAGACCGGCCGATCGAGCGCATTGATGGAACTGGACCCGAAGTATGCCGACGTGATCGTGAAACGCTGGCAGGAGTTCACGGGAAAACAGGCAGTGCTGGAAGAGACCGGCCTCAGCTTCGAAGCTGAGGCGGCGGTACGGGGGCGCGATCTTGTCGCGGCGTAATTCATGGCATCGGAGATGTCGATCAACGCCTATGCGCGTTACCGCGACTGCTGGCCGTACACCGTGCAGATGGCCATCAAACGTGGTCGGATCCGGCTGAACGCCAATGGCAAGATCGATCCGGATGAAGCGGATCGAATGTGGCAGGAGAAGACAAACCCACGGTTGAATACGCGTGGCAAGGATTCGCCTCATCTGCAAGGTGTTAGGCCAACGGTGAGCCAGGCGCCCACACCACGGTCCCCGCCGAACGACCGGCCAGCCGTCCAAGGGAATACTCCGAGCTTTGCTGACGCCCGTGCCGTGAAGGAGTTCTATTCCGCCAGGCTGACCAAGCTCGAGTACGAAAAGGAGTCCGGGACCCTCATCAGCGCCAACGATGTGAAGGTGCAGACGTTCAATCGGTTCCGGGCGTTCAGAGATCAGATGCTGAATATCCCCGACCGGATCGCTGACGAACTGGCAGGAATCACGGATGCGCAAGAGGTCTTCCGAATTCTCACCGAGGAGATTCAAGCAGCACTGAACGATCATGCGGATCACACACTCGGCTAGAGCTATTCCTCGACAGGCGCAGCCAAGACTGGGCCAATCAGCGCTTATTGCATGACGGTCTTGGAAAACCTGCTGCGAAACTTTTGTAGACTCAAGAGCTATGCAGGGAAGTCAATCGTGATGTTGCCGGAGATCGGATAATCCATGGCCCCCCATAGACACTCGAAGACCCGGGGCGGCGCACGCAGTAGCCCACCGGCGAAAAGTTGCGATGAGGAAGACTACTCGTTGGGCGTTTGTCTTTCGGAGTGCCATGTTCTTGGCCCCGAAGGGGCAAGTTTTGAAGAAGCCAAGGAGATACTGAAGGATGCGAAATTCAATCTAGAGATCTCGCAGGCCTTTGACCTGGACGCTACTCTTCTTCGAGCGGCTATCCTACCTGCTCCGGCGAAAATGGAGAAGACGGAAGGCTACTCAAACTGGATTGCCGAATTCAAATGGCAGGTTCAGTTGACGCTGTGGGATGAGATCCCTAGCGAAAATGTAGAATTTGATCCGATTGATACCTGCCAGGATATTAGTGTTGATCTAGAGCTTCCAGATGGCTGGGAAATGATTTCGTGGACTCAAGGGAACTGTTGATGGGCGGGGATGAAGTCGTCGTTGAACGAGCATGCCAGTGACACCAGCGGTTAGAAGCCACTCTGCACCTATTGCCTACCCAGCACCGATTCATCCGCATGACTAGCAGCCCAAAAGTTGCCATAGCGGGGCCAATTCCTTAGATTGAACCCGGAGCCACAACAAGGCTTCCGCGGGGTTCCATCGGTGGTCGATTGTCCATCGCGAAGGCAAGCAGATCATGTGCTTCCTTGTCGTCACCCCGCTGCAGGACTCCCATCCACTCATCATAAAGACTGCCACCGATGTTGGCGTATACTCCTGAGAACTTGCAAGAGCAGGCCTTGGCGGGCTCCAGCATCGTTGTCCGCATCTCCGAAGAAAGCTCAAGTGTGCTCTGCAAATAGGGTGTGGAGAGGTTTGGCACTAACGGCATGGCGATCAAACAATCTCCCCAATATCACGGATCCGGCCGCTTGGCGGCGTCGGATTTACACCTTCGGCTGAGTTTTATCCCGTAGACCGCTGGCCTCCGTGTTGCACACCGGACGGGAATCTTTACGGATGAGCCGATCCAGTTCGCTCCGTTACCGCACCAAGCCCAGACACCGATTCTTCTCGTCCCGATTGGTGATGCGGTAGCAATACTGCTTTTCTCTCGTCACCTGGGCCAGGCATATGTTCTGCTCATCCCGATTCCGGATCCTGTAGCAGTACTGCTTTTCTCCCTTGGCCATCGCCAGGCAACTGCTCTGCGAGTCCCTATCTCGAATGCGGTAGCAGTCCTGCGGTCCGGACATGAGCACCGCCGTCGTAGCCAGCAGATAGAGGCAGATGACTTTCATGCCGTCAGGTATACCAAATCCACTCACCGCGGAATCCGTTGTCGCCCGCGCCATAGCCGATGCGATCCGCCCGGATCCACCATTGTCGGTCTGGAAGTGGGCCGACGAGTACCGGATGCTGTCGAGCAAGGCGGCATCGGCGCCGGGAAAGTATCGCAGCGAGCGGACGCCGTACCTGCGAGAAATCATGGACTGCCTGTCGGTCGAGTCTCCGGTGCGCAAGGTGGTCGTGAAGAAACCGGCGCAGGTCGGCTTCTCCGAAGCGTTGAACAACTGGATCGGCTACGTGATCCATCACGCACCGGGGCCGATGCTGCTAGTGCAGCCGACCGTGGACCTGTGCAAGCGGTACTCGAAGCAACGCATCGCGCCGATGATTCACGAGACGCCAGTGCTGAAGTCTCGCGTGGCGGAGGAGAAGAGCCGGGATTCCTCCAACACAATGTTGGAAAAGGAATTTCCCGGTGGAATGCTGCTGATGACCGGCGCAAACTCCTCGGTCGGGCTGCGCTCGATGCCGGCAAAGTTTCTGGCGCTCGATGAGATTGATGCCTATCCGCCAAACGTCGATGACGAAGGCGATCCGATTGAGCTTGCGGTGGCCAGAACGTCTACGTTCGCCCGCTCGAAGATCTGCATGGGCTCGACACCTACGGTCACCGGGCGTAGTCGCATTGACGTCGCCTTCGAAGAGACCGACCAGCGCCAGTTCTGGCTGCCGTGTCCGCATTGCAAGGATCTGCAGGTATTGCAGTTTACGCGCTTGGTCTGGCCCAAGGGCCGCCCTGAAAAGGTCGAGTACCAGTGCATTCACTGCAATCAGTTCATCCAGAACTACCAGAAGACCTGGATGCTCTCGCGCGGGGAGTGGCGGCCCACAGCGGAATGCGACCCCACGATTCGCGGGTACGCCCTGAGCGGACTCCTGTCGCCGGTCGGATGGCTGACCTGGGCGTCGATTGCGGCGAAATATGAGCAGGCAGAGAGGAAGACGGACTTTCTGCAGACTTTCTACAACACGGTGCTCGGCGAGTCCTACAGCCTGGGCGGGGAAACGCCGAACGACGCGCGGCTGTATGAGCGGCGCGAGTCCTATCCCATCGGTCGAGTACCACGTGGCGGGCTGTTCCTCACCGGCGCCGTCGACGTTCAGAGCGATCGTCTGGAAATTGAGATCAAAGCCTGGGGCCGTGGCAAGGAAAACTGGTCCGTTGACTACATCGTGATCGAAGGCAATCCGAAGGAGCAGGTCGTCTGGGACCAACTCACCGAAGTGTTTGAAGCTACTTGGCCGACCGAATACGGCACGACGATGAAGCTGGCGCGGTTTGCGGTCGACTCCGGACACGCCGCCGATCAAGTCTATGCCTGGGCTCGCGGCAAAGGGACCTCGGTAATGGTCATCAAGGGCGACTCCCGCGTTCCGGCGATTCTCGGCGTTGCATCGCCGGTTGAGGTGGGCCCGATGGGCCGCAAGATCAAATCCGGCGTGAAGGTCTGGCCGGTGAACGTGAACTTCGTCAAAGAGGAGCTCTATCGCTGGCTGAATCTCGACGCCCCGGACATTGAAGCCGGCGAGGCGTATCCGGACGGCTACTGCCATTTCCCGCAGTACAACCGGGAGTACTTCGCCCAGTTGACCGCCGAGCAACTGGTCACGATCACCGACAAGCACGGCTATCGCAAGACGCAGTGGCAGAAACTCCGGGATCGCAACGAAGCGCTCGACCTGGCCGTGTATAACCGCGCGGCGGCCGTCGCCTGGGGCATCGACCGGATGGAAGAAAAACATTGGGCACACCTGGAGCAGGTCATTGGCGCGAAAAAGAGCCGCCTGGACGAAGCCGCCGAGTTCCCGAACACCGTGACACCGGAACAGTCACCTACGCAGATCGCGCCACCCTTGTCGCCGTCCTCCCGGCGCCGAATTCGCTTCCGCTTCAACTAACGCCATGGCCCTCACCGATCAAGAACTCGAAAAGATCCAGGACGAGACGCTCGCCAATTATTTCTCTGGCGCCCAGGAGATCCGGCACGGGGACCGCATGATCCGGATGCACGACCCGGAGAAGGTGAAAACCGTCATCGAGGATCTCGAAGCCCGGCGGAGAGCCGCCACTGGCCAGCCGACCCGCCGCCGGATCCGGATTTACGTCAGCAATGGACTCTAAATGAGCCTTATCCTTCTCAACCTACCGGCGCCGCCCGCGCCGCCTGCCCCTGCCCGTCAGGTGCGGCCGCGCGCCGCTAGTTCCAGTCACTCTGGCTCCCGCGGTCGCCGTGCGGCCGGATGGCAGGCGACGTCGGCGGGTCCGAACGATATCGCGCAGCAGGATCTGGAACTCACCCGCAATCGTTCGCGCCTGGCGAGCCGGAACAGCGCTTATGGCGGAAATGCGATCGACAGCCTGGTCGCCAATCTGATCGGAACCGGGATCAAGCCGCTGTCACAGCATCCCAATACCAAGGTGCGGGAGGCGATTCATACGGCCTGGCGACGCTGGACGGATCAGGCGGACTTTGATGGGCGCACGGATTTCTATGGTCTCCAGTCGTTGGCAACCCGCACCATGGTCGAAGCCGGCGAAGTGCTCGTGCGGTTTCGGCTCAGTATGAGTTCAGAGCAGCCGTTCCAGGTGGAACTGCTTGAGCCCGATCATTTGCCGGTGTACCTGAGCCGGTTGCCAGGGAGTGATTTGCCGAAGGGACACCGCATCGTCTGCGGTGTGGAGATCGACGGGGATGGAAGAAGGCAGGCATACCATCTACTGCGCGGCCACCCCAATGAAAGTCATGCCTACAGCTTCTCCGGAGCCACGGAAACGGTTCGGATCACCGCCGCCGAGATGCTTCACATCTTTCACTGCCTTCGTCCGAAGGAAGTCCGCGGTACTCCGTGGCTTGGGCGCGTTCTCTGGAAGCTCTATCAGCTCGACACCTACGACGATGCGGAACTGACACGCAAACAGATCGCCGCCTCGATCACAGGTTTCATCATGGGGAGCCCGCAGGACGGAGCGCCGCTGCTCGACGTGCAGCCCG